AAGACCTTTTACGACATACCGTGGGAGATAGTAGAAGAGTACGGAAAAGCTGACGTACTCGCCACAGAAGAGGTGGCCTTGAAACAGCTTGATGCCTTTGGCACTACATTTAAGGAGTTATGTTTTGGAACGGACTTTACTACCGACGTTAAGGCTTTCGCTTGAGATGACGGAAACGCTCACTGAGATAGAGCGTAACGGACTTAAGGTTAACCTAACCACACTAAAAGAAATTGAGACAGAGTTTCAGGCAGAGCTAGAAGAACTAGAGATACGCCTGAATGACATGGCGCGGGAAGCAATGGGGGACACTCCCATCAATCTTGCTAGTCCAGATGATCGCAGCATCCTTCTCTACTCACGCAGGGTCGTTGATAAGAAGGAGTGGTCGCGGGTCTTTAACTTGGGTCACGAGATGCGCGGTGCTACCATGAAACCAAAGCAGCGTGTTCGCATGAAGAAGACTGTGTTTGCTTCTACAGTACGCCGCATGACAGAAGTGGTTCGCAAGACAGTTGGCAGTAGGTGTGCTGCGTGTGTTGGTTTTGGCAGGGTACGCCCCGTCAATAAGAATGGTGAACCCAGTAAAGCATTGCGTATCTGTAAAGCCTGTAATGGTGCAGGTGTAGTTTACATGCCAACGCGAGAGGTTGCCGGATTCAAGGTGGTACCCCGTGATCCCTACGATACTGCTGCTGCTGGATTCAAGACTGACAAGACTACCCTAGAAGACAGGGCTATCGAACTGTCAGGTGACGCAAAAGAATTTGCCACTGCCTACATCAGATACAACGCCCTACGAACTTACCTCAATACTTTCGTAGAAGGGATGAAAAACAATGTTGATGAAAATGGTATCATCCATCCAGAGTTCATGCAGTGTGTTACGGCGACGGGTCGCCTTTCGAGCCGCAATCCTAACTTTCAGAATATGCCACGTGGAAATACCTTCGCTATACGCAAGGTTGTCGAGAGTCGCTTTCCGGGTGGCTTTATACTTGAAGGGGATTACTCGCAACTAGAATTTAGAGTGGCTGGCTTTCTTGCAAAGGATAGCCAAGCATATGTGGATGTAAGTGAGGGTACAGATGTTCACCAGTATACTGCTAATATTATCGGATGCAGCCGACAAGAGGCAAAGGCACATACCTTCAAACCTCTATACGGCGGCACCACCGGAACAACAGCCCAACAACGCTACTACAGAGCCTTTAAAGAAAAGTATGAGGGAGTTACCCTCTGGCATGACAAGCTCCAGCGAGAGGCCGTTAAAACGAAGCAGATCACCCTTCCAAGTGGTAGGCAGTATGCTTTCCCATCTGCGCGGTGGACAGAGTGGGGTACAGCCACAAATCGTACAGCAATATGCAACTATCCTGTTCAGGGTTTTGCTACCGCTGACCTGCTTCCTACTGCTCTTGTTCGCTTGAGCAAGATGATGAGAACCAGAGAACTTAAGTCAGTTATTTGTAACACGGTACACGATTCTATTGTGCTTGATGTACACCCTGATGAAAAAGACGCTTGTATCAAACTGTTAGAGTACGCAATGTTATCGCTGCCTACAGAGAGCGTAAACCGATACGGAGTTGAATACGACATGCCTGTTGAAATAGAATTAAAGATAGGTAAGAATTGGCTTGACACTGAAGTAGTAAACCTGTAGTATCATTCTACAACCCTGAAATAGGAGCATGAAAAATCATGGAAACAGGAACAGAAGTAATGGAATTAGACAACATGGACGCAATCGTTGCAGCATTTAACAGTGACGATGCTGAAGCACTTATGCAAGCAAGTGGGCAGGGCGGTAACTCAAACCGTCAGGTAGGCTTGCCCCGAATTAATATCAACTACGATGCAGAGACAGAGGATGGTAAGTCCCTGACTCGTGGCTCGTGGAAGATGTATCTTGATGGCAGGTTTTTGTATGCCGATAAGGTATCGATACGCCCAATCTTACGCACGTTTGAATACAGCCTTTGGGATCAAGACACAGGTACTTTCTCTTCAAAGACAGTACAGAAGACAAGCCTGTCGGGTATGTTTCCAGCAAGTGATGGTGTAAACAAGGCGGGACGATTGACTCGTGATGAAGAAGACAAACTGTCAAAGGATGACCCAGACTATCTAAGGTCACGGGCGGTTGTCTGTAATCAGGTAATCTATGCCAAGATCAGTGGAACATTTAAGGATGCTGATGGTGTAGTTACAGAGATTACTGATCAGCCTATTGTCTCATACTTCAAACGCTCTGGCTATAAGCCTATTGGTGACTTCATCGATAGCTTGGCAAAGCAAAAGAAACTGATGCAGAAGTGTTCTGTTTCGCTGACCACTCACAAGCACAAGAATGGTAGTGTAACGTATTGGACTCCCGTACCTGCATTAGAAGCAGAAGTTGACATCACAGATGAAGACAAGAAGCTAATGACAATGTTCGCTGAAACTGTAAAAGGTCACAACGAAAACATTATGAATCAGAACCGTGAGGCTATGAAGCTGATCGCTGATGATGATGACGTTGACCTAGCAGCGGATTTTGACAATGCTAACGCTGCTTAAAATACAGGATCACATGAGTAACGCTTTGCGGGGGGAAACTACTGTCTCCCCGCAAGCAGTTAAAGACTTTGCTGAAGAGTGTACTGAAGCAGCAGAGCGACAACTCGTTCGTCAACGGGGTGATTTCCGTATTCGTATGTCAGGTCTTGGTCGTCCTCTTTGCCAGCAGGTGCTGGAGAAGAAGGGCATCAAGGAAGACATGGAGTACAACACCCTGTTCCGATTTATGTTTGGTGACCTGACAGAATCAATCCTTATGCTTATAATGAAAGAGGCTGGGGTAGATATTGTTGACTACCAACGAGCCGTTCAGTTGCAGGTGGGAGACACACTGGTTAACGGTACTCTTGATGTTATCATCCGTGATGAGTTGGGGGTAGAGAAGGTGTGGGATGTTAAGTCAGCAAGTGACTGGGCATTCAACTACAAGTTTACTGGTATGAACGGTGGCTACGACAAACTAAAAGAGGATGACCCCTTTGGCTATGTCATGCAGGGGTTTCTTTATGCGGAAGCTACAGGCTTACCGTTTGGGGGGTGGATCGTTGTTAACAAGTCTAGTGGTATGGTGGCTATTGTTGAAGTGCCGGATTGGGCGCAGGATGATAAAGAAGCCTATCTAAAAGATGCAGAGGAACGAGTCAAGTTTCTTACAAATCCTGATGTAGAACCGTTTGTTCCATTCAAGTCAGAGTTTGAATCTTACAAGCGCAACGGTGAAGTCATACGAACAGGTAACAAAGTTCTTCCCAGACAGTGTAACTTGTGTGGGTACAGATCACACTGTTGGCCTGACGCTATTCTGCATGGTAAGGTTACTTCCAAAGCAAAGTTTCCACCTACGGTGTGGTACGACAAACTTAAAAATAAGGAAATGTAAAGATGCCGTACCTATTTGTAAAAGATTATGAGGTAGAACTCATGGAGTTAAACAGTGACCTTAGTCATGTGTACATAGAGTCTAGCTCTGGTTCAGGGGGAGAACGTAGGGTAACTCGTTTGCGGTTGCACAACAAAGGACTACCCTTAACTTTGATTAACCACTATGGTACAGATGGTCACCTAGTCTCTGACACAGAAGCACGAGACATAAAGAAGGTAGAGACTGAACTACAGCATATCAGTAGAACGTCATTTTCAGGAGCGTATGTATGTGTGCCGATGCACCCTTTGACAAAAGAACTTACCAACATAGAAAAGTATTCACCCAAACTGGCAGGGTACCTAGAAAAAAGATTAATATCGATAGGGGTAACCTTTTGAATAACAAGGTAAAATACAGGTCTAAGTTTGAACTCAACTTAGCACGGACTCTAGTATCCAAGAACGTGACATTCTTTTACGAACAGGATAAGTTTGAATACATACCAGCCCCTCGACACTACACTCCTGACTTTTACTTTCCAGAAACAAACATCTATGTAGAAGCTAAAGGCCACCTAGATAAGGGTGACAGAGTGAAGATGGTACTGATGAAGAAACAACATCCTGAGTTAGATATTCGGTTTGTCTTTATGAATGCCAAGAATAAGATTTACAAGGGTAGCAAGACAACGTATGCTGCTTGGTGTGCAAGATACAACTTTGAGTGGGCCGAAGGGTCTATCCCTATGGAGTGGGTAAAAAAATGACCGACGATGTTGAAATACAAAAACAGGTAGAGATGATGTCCCTTTTACCAGACAGATACTACATCATACTTAAGCCCCTTGACGGAGAGAACTTTACCCTGACTGCCTATGATACAACGGATAAAACCTACGAGGATGACTCAGACTACAATCCGGCTATGGTTATACAAGAGGGTATAATGGAGACGGTTAGAGAAGACCTTGAGGATGTGTATGATAAGGGTGCAGCATCAATACAGTTTAAGATTGCTGCAGAGTCCATGATTGAAGAAGTAGAAGAAGAGTTGAAGAATCAGTATTGTGACAATGTTGTAAAAGTTAATTTTGGAAAGAAACAATGAAACACGAAGAATATATGGTGAAAAGAATGAGGGACGATGATGTCGTTAACAAGCCGCCACACTATAATCAAGCAGGTGTCGAGTGCATTGAGGCAATCCAAGCGGCGACAGACAATGGGTTTGAATACTACCTGCAAGGAAACATCATCAAGTACCTCTGGAGATACCGTTACAAAAACGGAGTTGAAGACCTCAAAAAAGCACAGTGGTACCTAACCAAACTAATTGAAACAAAGGGAGAATAAAAACATGAACAACATGTTGCCAACACCATACCAACAATTCATTCACAAATCACGTTATGCTCGTTGGCTAGACGATGAACAGCGCAGGGAAAACTGGGATGAGACTGTATCCAGATATATTAGCTTTATGGATAATCATGTGTCTGATAAGCACAACTATAAGCTTTCTGATTCATTAAGAAACGAACTTGAAGATGCAATCCTAAGTCTAAAGGTTATGCCATCTATGAGGGCAACGATGACTTCAGGGCCAGCGTTGGCTCGTGACAATATCTGCGGGTACAACTGTAGTTACATCCCAGTTGATAGCCCTCGTTCATTTGATGAGTGCATGTACATATTGATGTGTGGCACTGGTGTTGGCTTTAGTGTGGAGAGGGAAAACGTTGACAAGCTACCTGTCGTGTCTGATAATTTTAGCACCTCTAGCACCGTAATTAATGTAGCAGATAGCAAGCCGGGATGGGCTAAAGCCTACCGTGAACTGGTTGCGCTTCTTTACGCTGGGCAGGTTCCCTCTTGGGATACCTCTGCTATTCGCCCTGCAGGTGCGCGGCTAAAGGTCATGGGGGGTAGAGCTAGTGGTCCCCAGCCGTTGATTGACCTGTTTAACTTTACCATAGAAATATTCAAGAAGGCTGCTGGACGCAGGTTGTTTCCTATTGAGTGCCACGATCTCATGTGCAAGGTGGGCGAGGTAGTTGTTGTGGGTGGTGTTCGCAGGTCAGCCCTGATTAGTCTGTCTAATCTGAACGATGATCAGATGCGCCACGCCAAAGCTGGGCAGTGGTGGGAGACAGAGGGGCAACGTGCGTTGGCTAATAACTCTGTAGCCTACAAGACAAAGCCTGAGATGGGTACCTTTATGCGTGAGTGGCTTGCCCTGTACGACAGCAAGTCAGGTGAGCGTGGTATGTTTAATCGTGAGGCTGCTGAAAAACAGGTTGCTCGTAATGGTAGACGAGAGACAGGACACATGTGGGGTACGAACCCCTGCAGTGAGATAGTCCTACGCCCATACCAATTTTGTAATTTGTCAGAAATAGTTGTCCGTGAAAACGACACACTAGAGTCCCTTAAGGATAAGGTTAGACTAGCTACCATTCTTGGTACCCTGCAGTCTACTCTGACTGACTTCAAGTATCTTAGAAAAGTGTGGAAGGATAACACAGAGGAAGAAAGGCTACTTGGGGTTTCTTTAACAGGCATCATGGATCACCATGTCTTGTCTAAGAATGTTGACAGTAAGATATGGTTGCAGGAGATGCGTGACGTAGCGGTGGAAACAAACCGTGAGTACGCAGAGCTACTTGGTATACCTGTCAGTGCCGCGATTACCTGCGTTAAGCCTAGCGGAACTGTTTCGCAGCTTACAGACTCTGCTAGTGGTATCCACGCAAGACACAACGATTACTTTATCCGCACTGTTCGCGGTGACAACAAAGATCCCCTGACACAGTTTCTTGTAGATAGTGGCGTACCTGCTGAACGAGATGTAATGAAGCCGGACAACGTAACAGTCTTTAGCTTCCCCATGCAGTCTCCCAAAGGGGCAGTTACTCGCACACAAACTACAGCTATAGAGCAGCTAGAGTTGTGGAAGACCTACGCTTTACACTGGTGCGAACACAAGCCCAGCATTACTGTATCAGTTAAGGAATCGGAATGGATGGACGTAGGAGCGTGGGTGTATGAGAACTTTGATGTAGCGTCAGGAGTTTCTTTCCTTCCTCACAGTGACCACACTTACCAACAGGCACCCTATCAAGACATAGAGCCTGATGAGTACCTTGAGTGGAAGCAACGTATGGAAGTGGTACACATTGACTGGAACAAACTGACAGAGTTTGAACAGGAAGATAATACCAACGGCTCCCGTGAACTTGCCTGTACTGCAGGGGTTTGTGAAGTTGTGGACTTGACGGCAGCATGAATTGCTGGCACTGTACATATGCCTTAACTTGGGGCGGTGACCATGATACAGAGGATGATCCAGATCATTCTATGGTCACCAACCTTAGTTGCTCAAACTGTGGGGCGTTTGTTTTAGTATACTTACCTAGAGACGAGGAAGAAGACGATGACGGATAAAGAGAATGTGGTTATTATAGACGAAGTAGAATACAAAGTAGATGACATGGGTCATGTGGATCAGTACACTGTCATGCAGATACGGGATGTACGTGATCAAATACAGAAGTTAAACTTTAGAATGGCCCAGCTACAGGCATCCCAGTCTACTTTTATGACTACATTAGCCAATAGTCTTAAGGAAACAAACAGTGATACAGATCAAGATAACGCCTGATATAATATCTCGTGCCAAAAAGAAAGCCGCCTCTGTAGGCATCCTACAGGGCAGCATAACTGGTAGTCTTAGTAATGTGGTCGGGGCTATAGGCGAGGTGATTGTAAAGGACTACGTTGGCGGTACTGATGCCAACAACAAGGACTTTGATCTGCTGGTTGGAAACAAACGGGTGGACGTAAAGACCAAGCGTTGCAACACAACCCCATCACCTAACTACGACTGCTCTGTGTCAGCACACGGAACCAAGCAGGACTGTGACAGCTACGTCTTTGTTCGTATCCTTACGGATCATAGCAAGGCGTGGATTCTTGGTGAGATACCAAAACAAACCTTCTACACAAAAGCAACCCGTTATAAAGTGGGTGACGTAGACCCAAGCAACGGCTTTGTATTCAAGGCTGATTGTTACAATCTAGCAATACAGGAATTAGAACAAGTAGATGGCTAATAAAAGCATAGAGGCTAACCTGTTTACATTTCAGGCTAATCTAAAACAGAACGGCACCATAGAGTTGACTTGGGAAGGAGTGAAGCCAGAGCAGTTTGAATCTGCAATGGTAGAGGGACTACCCCAGTGGGATGGGTCACACTCAACCGCATCCCTTCTACGATACCTTCGATCTATGGCAGATGAGATGATGGAAAAGTCCAGAAACTATATCTAGCTTTTTCCCTTACCGTCTGCAGCGTAGAAGGGTACCATCTCTCCCTTAGAGTTCTTTACCATCTTAAGACCCCCGCCCATTTTCATTGGCGTACGATTCATAGCCTTTGTCATAGCAGGAACAGGCATCATCTGGTTCTGCATCATGTTCTGTTGTGGCTGAGTAGCCGACATCTTGCCCCCCGCTTGAGCTTTCTTGCGGGGTTTTGTCATTCCACCGTACATCATTGGCTTGCGCTTTGCAGCACCACCGTACATCATTCCCTTACGAGGGCCGTTGTTGTATGTTTTCATTTGCTTTGTCCTTAGTTAAATATTGAGGGTAAACGTACATTTCCTTCACGTAAGTCTGTTTGTCGTTTTTCAATTTCTGGAAATATAGGTATACGCACACCCTCTCCAGTTAAAGCATCGCGGCCTGTTCTTGGTATTCCAGATGTAGTGTCTGGATACAGAGTAAACGCTCTGCCGTATTTGTCTTCCATTGTAACTGGTTCTGGTTTGCCCATCTCGTTTGCAAACTTAGCATACGATGACACCAGAGCATTGTAGAAATAAGTTTCACGTTGCGGAGTCAAGGGTTTGCCTGTACGAACCATTTCAAGGAACAACTCTCCTAGCTCTGGATCAGACAAAACAGACCGAATCATGTTGAATTTGTTGCCCCTAAATTGCTGTAGTACGGCTTCTGTACCAACATACCTTGCGCTGATAACACCGCGATTGATTGCATAGAAACGGCTTATGAAAGACTCTACGCTAAAGGAACGTGGCACACCTGTTATGTCAAACTCTTTTGTGCGGAAGTCTGCAGCGCGGTCTGACATCAACTTCATCGTTGCGTCCCAGACCTTGTATCGTCTTTCCCCAATCAGTTCCTTTACGATCTTGGCTTTTTCCTGATCATCTGAGCCTAGCATACGTCTCATCATTGAAACATCTATTACAGATTCACTCATCATCGTGCCGTTGACATCCGTAATGATAGTTTTTCCAGTTCCTTTAATTGCGTTGTTCTGCAGGGAATCCACGTATATTGCTGCTAGTGTGCTTGAAACTTCTTCATCAGTAAGGTTACCTGACTTTTTAAGCTGTGCCTTTAGTGTGTTTAACTGATCAATGCCCCCGGATACAAGCCTTTCACCAACGTCATCCATCGACACTCGTGAAGGACTAAAGTTCTCAAGTAATCGAACAGCAAGTTCCTTTTGTTTCTTTGCTTTTTGTGCAGGTTCTAGTTGTTTGCCTAATTGAGTTTCTATATCAGTTATAGCCTGTTTAACAGTTCTGTCGTATATCTCTTTACCAATAGATTTCTCTGAAAAACCTAACGTATCATCAATCAACGAACCTATATTTAACATAGGCTTTGGTTGTCCGTCTGGCCCTATCATAACAAACGTTTGGTCTAGGTTAGCCATTTGACGAGAAAGTTCTTGTGGCTTTACTTTACCCTGCAAACTTACTATGTAGTCTGCTACTGCAGTCCTTACAGTGGCTGCAAAAGCCTCAGTGACCTTATCCCCCTCGACGAAAGCGTATGCAGGGGTTCCCGATGGGGTAACTATCTCTTGCCCTAGTGTCCGTTGCAGGGAATCAAAGAAAGTCTTACCACCTACGTTGGGGTCTAAGTTTGATATAGTCTTTATATTTAACCACTCACGAGGATTACCATTTCCAAAGCGAACACCAAGCGGGTTGTTCACACTAACATCAACAACTGACCTGTTGCCCCATGACATCCAACGAGGGACTACAGCCTTTTCGTCCAGATCGTACCACCGTGATTTGAATTTAGCCCACTCTCTGTTTGCTTCAGCAAGCATACCATTGGGTCCAGCTACAGGAGTAGGGACAAGCTCTTCTGCATCGTTCATATTCATAACGTTCAGGCTACCAATATCCATCCGGGTGCCGTCGTCTCGTACCATTTCAAACTGACCAAACTTACCCTCAACAACATTCTGTAAAGTTTCAAACCTAGTTGCTCGTTCTGTGTTACCAGACTTACGAGAAGCGTACTGTATGTGTCGCAACGACTTGTCTAGTTCTCTTAGCTGACCAAACGACATCTCAAATATGTCTAGGCTGCTGTCGTTTTCTTGTGCAATTTCACGCATAAATTGTACGACTTGAGTCTGGTCGCTTACACCCTTACGAAACTCTTTGCCCTGTCCTTGAAGTGTAGTCTTCATGTCCTTTACGACTTCTAGGATTGTCTTGTCGCTTCCTTCTGCTAACGCTGAAAAGAATGGGTTAGACAGGCTTACAAAAGTTTCGTCAAGTATCCTTGTTTGACCCACTGTCATGTCCGATCCACGCAGCTTTCCAATCGGTAGATCAGGCATCTCTAGGAACATAGCGTCAAACACATCGCTTACGTTTACGACTACGTCACCCTCAATTGCATTTCCAGCATTGTCAACGTAGTTACCGTTGTCAAGAACACCATACATTCTCTGGACTTTTGCCTTATCTGTGGCGTGTCCACTCTCCAAAAGCACCGCCAACAAATCTCCCGGACCGTCGAAGTTAGCAATGTCGGCTGCAGTGCGTTGTCCTGATGCAACAACTCCCTTTGCTCCAATTACATTCTCCACTACCGCACTAGCTCCTGCTTGAGTGGACAAGTTAGAGTACACAGTATTAGCATGTTTGGTTACGGCATCAGATATTCTGGCTCGTGAATCGTTGTTTATTTGTTCAAACTCTAGGCGAGGTATATCTGCTGCGTTAATCAAGTTGCCGTTTTGTAACCTTCCCATAGCTTCTTCAAAGTTACGTACTGTGTTCGGTCCTAACTGATTGCCAAAAGATTGGCTATTACCCTCAATCAAATCTAGGTAGTATTGTACTCCGTGCTTATCAATTGTGCTTATATCTTTTCCAAGTTGGTCTATGGAGTTTTGACCCTGTTCAATTGCAGCGTTAACCAGCCTAAAGAAGTCCCCCTTTGGTGACTCACCAACGCCTCCTTCAATACTTTGTAGGACTCCTCGCAGTTCAGCAACCATTCTTCTCTGTGCATTCAAGTTCTGTTCTAGGTCTTGAACATCAAATTTTCTTATCTGTTTGACGCTGAGTTTGCTACGGGTAATGTCTTCTAAAGACTTTAGAGTTGCCAAACCACTAAGGTTAGCAAAGCCAGTATCTAATAACTTAGGGTCCAAACCTTCTGCAACTAATACGTCGTATATCTCATCCAGATACTCTGCCCGTCTAATAATACCAGCTTGCATTTCTGGAGAAAAGTTGGTTATGTTTTCTGTCAGGAACTCTAGGTAGGCTTTCTTGCCCCCAAACTTTTGTGCTAGTGGTGATCTTTTGAGCATAGCAAGTGCTGCGGGGGCGTTACCAAAAGAAAGATTAAGAAATAATCCGGCACCAAGACCTACAAGCTCACCCATCATGGGGTCACCTGTTACTCCGTATGTTTCGTCACGCTGCTGGAAGAAGTGACCAGTTGTACCCGCGCCTATTACCATGTAGGCGTTAGCAGTGTCGATGTCTCTCATAAATTTAGGAGTGGCACTCTTTAACTTGATAGCGTGTATCGAAGCATCTGCTTGGGCTATAGCTAAATCAAACTGATCAAGCTTACTTCTGTCTAAAGCGTCAGGCGTACCCCCACGCTTACTTACTCCAGCGTTTAAAGCGTCCCTTCGTTTTATGATGTTATCACGATTTTTAATTGCACTTACAACTTCTGCTCTTTTGCCCACTTCCATTGCTGCATCGTCCACCTGCATACCAAGTGTAACTCTGTTGCCAATAGTGCCTTGCTTTATCTTCTGTAGCCAGCTAGGTTCGGCACCGGCTAAAACGCCTGAACGGTCAGTCTTGTACGACTCAAATATATCGTCAAATGATCTGGTCGATCCTTTTGCAATCTCTTCGTTGTAGTATACTTTGAAACGTTCCAGTTCTTTCTTTGAGCGAAAAGCTGTTGTTACTTTCGCAATTTTACTTGGAGCTATGATTTCTGCCCCAACCTTTACCAAGCGTGGTCCAAGCCCTGTCAGGGTTGACAGGTAAGCTTCCATGACAGGTAAAGAAACCTCTGTTCCTCGTTGTGCCATTCGTGCAATCATCTTGTGTGCGAGAGGTTGCCATATAGTGTCCATGATTGCTCTGCGACGGGAGCTTTCCCGAATATCAAAGTACCCCGGATCATCATTTATGTTGCCGTACTCCCCATCAATCGCATCTAAAATTTCTCCGATTCCCCATAGCCCCATCTGGACAGGGAATTTAAGAATGTTTTCTGCCGCACCACCTGCAACTTTTTCAAAGTCACCCATTCCGGGCGCACCAAGAGAGTAGTTGATAATGTCTGCACGAGTACGTGCGTCTTCAACGCCAGCTTTAATTAGGTTTTTGTTTATCAGGTCAGCAAACAAGGGTCTGCCTACTTCGGGATCAACTAAATTTAGCGACGTTGCCATTGCCCCTTCACGATAAAGGTCTATATCTGCTTCTGTCATGTCTTTGGCAAGAACTTGACGAACCTCAGTTTCGGGAATTGGCAGTGTGCCTGTAATTAACGCTGTTGCCTTTGATAGTAGTGTTGTCTTTCCTGTAGGCGTAACTATACTTATCTCTTGATCAGGGTTGGGGAGCCTTGTTTGTTCATATATCAAGTTGTCCCACGGAACTTTAAAATCATTGCCTTCGTCATCAACAATAATAGTGGCTCCTGCCCGATTAGCAACATCTAGGCGAGTAGCAAAATCCATGCTTTCTAAAAATGCTGTGGTTTCGCCTTGTGCATTACGAAAGCCGGTAGCCTTTTCAAAATTACTTACGATTTTAGGATTATCAAAATTCATAACCTGTTGAAGTTTGATTTCAGGGCTTATCTTTCGTACGTCAGCAATTCTGGGTTTTACTTCAGTTGGTACTTCAATACCCGCACTAATGAGAGAGTCCTTTCCCCCAAACATAGGCTCCATCTTGACATCAAACACAGGCTGATCTTTAGCACCAAAAGACTCCTTGCCCAGCGCAGGAAACCTATCAACGGGTTCAGGTCTTGCCTGTTGACCCCCCATAAATCCCCCTGTGCCAGACGTTCCCATATTAGAAAGAACGCTTTGGTTCAAGCCTAGAAGATCATTCATTTGATTGTTTGTTCTATCAGCCATAAGTGTCCCTTAGTTAGATAGTAGCAGTTCAACGCCATTTTTACCCAGTGCTTTTACAGCGGCATCAAGTGTGTCGTAAGTGTCGGCAAACTTACCCTGTGCTGCATTTATCTTAGTCAATTTTTCTTGATCAGACATCTGTGCGGATTTAGATTTTTTATCGTCTTCACCTGCAGGTCCAGCTACTGCAAGTCTTGAAGCAATAGACATTGAGGTAAAGTTCCCCGGAGTCACTCCTAGTGATAGTTTCTGAAATGTCAGTGCAGCGTAAGCATCTTCACCACCGTTTCCTACCGCTCTAGAATGCTTTTCAATTTTAACCATCAAATCTCTTGCAGCCCTGAGAACTGTCAGTTCCGTATCTGCTTTTCCTAAAGGAGAATTTAATTTCAAAGCTCTTAAGATATTTTGAACGTCTTGGTCAGACACTGTACGTCCACCCGTTCCACCCTGAATAGCTGCTGCCATTTGATAAGCAACCATGTAGCGGTAGAAGTTACGAAGTGCAAGGTTTCTAACTGTATCAACGTTAGAATCAATTCCCTGTATTCCCCCATCACTAGCGGGTTTGTTTAACTGTTCTAAGTTTTGTTCTCTAGCTTTTTGTTCATTCAATCTGTAAGTGGCTACATCCACTCCTTTGGCTTTAGCTAACTCTTCTAATCTTTCGTCTGTAACGTTATCTAGTACGTTACTAAAGTAAGGTCTTCCATTAGCGTCTTGTCCGATCAATTGATTTTTTGCAACTCTAAAAGTTTCACTAGCGTCTACTGCCTTGAAACCCCCACTACTTAATAATCTGTCTACAAAAGGTAAATTTTGTCTGAGCATATACACTGCGCCATCTATTCCAACGTAGATGTTGCCCATGAATGTGTTCATGTCTATAAATTTACCATCCTCAGTAAAGAATGTCTGCTCCATTAGGTCAAAGGTGTTTGTAGTCATGGCGGCTGAGTCAGCTTGTTGTATACGACCTTCTCTTTCCTTGTCCAAAGCATCTATAGATTTTCCAGTTAATTCTGCAAAAAGAAACGCGGCTGATTCAGTGCCTAAATTAGATGGCATAAATGCTTTTACTATTGCAGTGCCTTTATCAAAGTCCCCCCCGTGAGCCGATGTATACTTTCTTTTTATAGAAGCAACTACTTGTTCGTTGTCTGAACCTCCTTCTCCACCGACTAGGTTTATCCAAGTCGCGTAGTAGGGTGTGCCATCTATTTCTGTGCTTGTTCTGAGGTAGTTAACAAACTCTAGGTTTGGTTGTTTTTCTGATACAATAACCTGTCCGTTTGGTCCTTTTTTAGGAGTTACTCCGTCTGCCTCGTACTCATATACAACAAGGTCTTTTACAACGTTAACTGCAGATTCGTAGTCTGAGTCAGACCCACCCTTAAATTCGTAATCGCCAGTCTCTACGTTCAACTCTACTGTGGCATTTGGGGCTACTGTTTGAAGTATAAGCTGCACATCTTTATTAAATTTAGCATTGAAAGGAACCGGGAATGGAACCATTATAGGTAGCCCCATATCGTCTGGCTGTGCGTTACTAACTTGAGGAGGTAAGGTTACGGGTGGGTTAGCGGTAAGAGTGTTCTGAACAGTTCCTACAGGTGATCTTTCGTGAAGAACCTTGTTATAATTATGTGCTTTTCTTTTTTCTAATATTAACTGCATACGCAATTCGTCTTTTAGAAACGGAACATTTTCATACAGGTCGGGGTATTTTGCTTTTACATAAGCTTCCGTATTTCGCACTACTCTTGCGGGTATTTTACGATCCCCTGTAGAGGTTCGTAGTTCTGTTTCTTGCCGCATGGCTGTACCTAAATATCCGATAAGATCATTAAGCCCTGCCTCATCGTACCCCGCTTGCTGCCAGTCTACTTTTCCTTCTTTTCTGGGCAAGGTGCCTGAATTAATCCACTGTGTCATTAGCCTAAGTTGGGCGGCGGGTTTTCCGCTGGTTTGAGTGTTTAGAGGAACTTCAAACCTTTCCTCTTTATTTAGAGCGTTAGTGTACTTAGGGCTTCTATAAAAAGCTTGTGAGGAATTGATTGCGTTTTTTGCGTCCGATATGCTGAGTAAAGCTCCCGACTGATATTGTCTCTTGTTATCTTCGGGATTAAGTTCGTAGGGTTGACCCGTTGGAGTGTATTTGTTTGGACTATTTCTAAACTCAGAGTACGGTATGGACTGTATAGGAGCGTTTTTGTCTCCCTTTTCTTGGACATCAATCATCATCGTGACTTTTGTTTTGTCACCATCCTTGTCCAAATCAAAAAACTTTATATTACCGACCTGCTTTGGCCCTTCAAACGGGGCCTCACCAATTTTAACTGCACCCTGTTCTCTTAATTGTTTTGCATCTCTACCATAAACTTTAGTTCCGTCGGCTGTAAGTCCGACCATTTGTATTCTTTTGCTTGTAGCGGGGGCTGCTACAGGGTCTACTTTTGCTGTAGGTAATGTTGTAACATCAATGTCTGGGGCAACGGCTTTAACTTGACTTGGTTTAAGGCCAAGTTGCGACACACTTCCCGTCACTGCTTTGTCTTCAACCTCTGCTTTTGTTGCGCCGTAAACAATTTTGTCATCTTTGTCTCTGCCTCTAAAAAGAAACACATCCTTTTCTTCAGAGGGTTTGCCTTTATTAGCTAAATGGTCAGGAAAGTAACTTGGTTCTAATTTTCCGTCTTTATTTCTGAACCCAAATCCTACATGCGTCAGGTTTGGCATAGTCCCAAAAACACTTCGTTTATCTTCAAATGCACTCATAAAATCTATGGTACCGGTTTCGTCTTGGTATAGTTTTTGAGATTGTTCTGTGTTTGGAGATACCTCCTTAATGTCCTTATCCTTACCACCTATTCTTCTTCGAGTTGTTGTCCACCCTTTGCCATGACCAACGGCTCCCGGTTGTCTTTTTGTAAGAAAAGTTTTATCTGTATCATCAGCAGCATAGCCCCACTCATGCACGATGTTTGCAGCTTGCTCTTCTTGTTGAGCTTGCTGTTGTTTTGCAAGGACTTGAGCTTCAGCAGCTTTATCTCTTTTGTTTTTTGCGTATGCACTTGCGGCAACGTAGGCAAGCAGTGTCAAAGGATCAGCCATCTCTTGTATCTCCCATAGCTAGGAAGGAATTTGCAGGAACATCTTGAGTTGGCATTTCAACAGGAGTGCGCTCGTCTTGTTCTAAACCTTCTATTTCCATTCGCTCTTGCCTATTTATCTCTTCATTCATTGCTTCAAACAAGTCAGGGTTACGTTCTTTCATAATCTTGAAGAAAGAAACATCGTCAACCTCTCCCTCACGTATGCCCTCTTCTTCCTTGTCATCACTCATCATGCGTGGCTCGAAGCCCTCTTCCAGAGCCTCTTTGTACAGATACACACCTATGCTTGGCTTGATCAGTTCAGCAACGTCAGGAGAATAGTACCCCTGCATAAATCCTTTGAAAGCAATCTGTGATACAATCTCTTGCACAGATATACCTGCCACCATCATCCGCATTGTATCCTTGCGGGTCATGGGGTCTTCTAGTTTATCAAGAACGAAATCCAACGCATCGTCGGGATTGGCAAACTGTGGGGGCTTTTCCCACGCCCACTTTCCCGGAGTGTCTGTTAAGGAATGCCCCGGTGGAGCAGCCATCGCTGTAATCTTATCCAGTTCCATATTTACGCCTTTACAGTTCCTTTAGAGTATTTACGTGCTAGAGATACAGCAGGTCTTTTTGCGCTTGCTAGTGTTATGTTACTTCCCATGCGTAGGTTTGGTGTGGGAACTCTGTATCCTGCTGCCATCTTCATCAGTTTGTTTGCTACTCGTTGGTCTTGCATAGCTCGTGAAACTCTGTCGGTTCTACCAAACGGCATCAGTTGCGCTCGACCCGATTGAAACCCGCCACGAGATGAAAAGTTGCTTCCCCCGACTTGAGTTCCAGACGGCAATTCGTTAATATTAAAAGGTTCGGGCTTTTGTAACACGGCTTCAGTTACATCCTTCGCCGCTCTACCAATGTCGTCACTTCCGATACCCAAAAAATTACCTACGCTAGACAGGGTGTCTTGGAATCCTTTTGGTAGCATATCATAAACGTAGTCTGCAGTATTCCCGACTACACTCCCAATAATCTTACCGCCTATGGTGCCCAATACTGATCCAAATATACTCATTCTATCCCACCTACTTAAATATAGAATCTATTGTTCTAACAATCAAAAAGTCATTAAACTTATCATCATACGATGAAGAGGCCGCATCAATCTGCGCTGCTTGCATGGCAGCATTGTGAGCGCGGTCAAGTTCGTTTGTGGTTGTTTGCATAGTCCAAGATGCTTGGTCACGATACAACTGCCACAAATTGTTTAGTGAGTTTTGATTTAAGCCCAAAAGAGTCTGTACGTTTTGTTGGTTAGCTACGTTTTGTGCTGATGTGTTTGATGTATTTATCTGTCTTCGCCACGCTGCATTACTCTGGTCAATAGTAGACTGCATGGATGAATTGAACTGCTGTCGTGACGCTTCCATAGAGGCGTTGAATTGATCCATCGCTCCCTTTTGGTTTACGTTGAACTGGTCAACAGAAGCTGCACGTTGTTTGTTTGCAGATTCAATTTGTGATCCAAGCTCTGAAAAGAACATGTCTACTTCTGTGCTTGACTTGGCGTTGAACTGAAGGGCTGCGTTCTCTGCAGCCTGATCAGACAGTTTCATTTGAACAGCAGACTGGTAGTTAACTGTTGCAGAAGCCTGTTGATTTGTCAGGTTTTGTGTGTCAATAGCAAGAAACGTTTTTGCGTTTTGTACGGCAGCAGTTTGTCTGTTGTTTAAGTTTGCCGTGTCCATGTTAGCAACAGCAACAGCGTTCTGTAATTCTGCCTGTTGTTTATTACTTAAGTTAGCTAACTGAAGGGTAGCGTACTTATCTGCGTCTTGTTTAGCAATCTCAATGCCGGACTCTGTTACAGCTTGAACCATCGCCGCTGCTGCCATTGAACTTGCACCAAGTCCACGCTGCTGCATGATAGCACTTACTTTTCGTACTTGTGGCGCAGCCCACGGGGGAAGTGGCTGACCTGCCTGTATGGAACTCATCAACTGACCCATTTGATACTGGGTAGTTGCCTGTGGGTCCATTGTTGTCGTTTGGGCTGTAGCCAATGCACCGGGGGATAAAGCACCCTGTGCAGCAGTCATAATAGCGTTAGGATTTGCAGTACCTTGTGCAGCAGCCATATTCTGTGGCGCAGTTGTAGCTGCTGCCTGATACGTGTTTGCTGCTTGTGTGGTAGGCGCACTTTGATCGTACAAAGCAGAACTAAGGCTGGATGGTACAGGTGCAGAAACAGCCGCCATCTTAACGTTGTTGTCGGTAAGAAGCTCGTTTGTGTTTGCAGTAAGTGTTGCCGGAACAGTTTCTTGGCTTGCAGTCAGTGCAGTCTGTTCAGCTTGTTCCGTCTGTTCTTTTACAAGCTCTTCAGAAAGAGCGTCACCAGTTTTGCCTGTTAAATCTGCCATCTACTAGTCTTTCTGTAACACGCGGTCTAGCTTGTCTTCTACACGATGTAGTGCTTCCATAACCCGACTCATGTCTTCCCGAACCTCACTACGAGTGACGTACTCCTCACGAGTACGGTTGAGAAGAATCTCTATGCGCTTCTGTTCCTTTGTCATGCCAGAAAGAAACCACGCACCCCCCATCACAACTATGCCGATTAGGGTGTCGATTATGTGTACTAAATCCATTGAGAGCTATTCCTAGTTAATTTTACTGTATTTGTAATGAAAAAGCAAGTCTTATTTTATATAGCGTCGGGCCAGTCGTTGATAGGTGCGTTACCAGTTGGCTTACCATCACTATCAACAGGCGTGTCATAGAGAGCCATGAATGCAGCAAGGTCACTTGCATTGGTAATCGCTGTACCGATACTATTGCTGGCAGTGCGAACCGCAGCCCTATAATTTGTAACGGTTGACGGAACAGAGTAAGACTCAACTTCTGTTGCTTTGATAACTTGCCAGTCGTATGGCGCAAGCAACCCAGCCGCTTGAGTTTTGACTAGGGCTATGGCGTTAGACTTGAGGCCAAGTGTTTTACCCTGCTCTCCCGTCATTGGGTCGTTTACAGCGTTGCCGTCATCGTCAACCCACAGTGTATCAGTGAGGGAGCGAGGGATTAAACTGCCATCGGCGTTACGCCCCCAGTAAAAGCGGTTATCGTGTGCAGCAACCTCATCTTCCCATGTAAGACCTATGGCAGCTTTTTCATCTGCGCTGTAGTTATTCCAAACGGCAGGGTATTGTGTGCCGTTATTATCGACCCACGCCTTGCCAACTCGTATGATTCGACCTGAATATTTCCACGGCATTGTTATCTCCTATCGGGCATTACTAAATTTGAAGGGCTGGGATGCAATGGCGAGATAAATATAATTACCGCCTGATGCGTTTAAAGAACCAGAAGTAGCTCTAAATTTAAATCCATTACTAAGGATGTCCATTGCATTGGCTGACCCGCCAGACGAACCTGATGTATTTGGAAGCAACGCTTCATCTGTTACATTGTGAGGGTCACGCTCAGTGTCGTAGATTAGCCAATTTTCTGAACCATCACTGCGCTTCATTAAAATCCAAGCTGGCCTAAATCCTGTGTAAACAAACGTGCCATCTGCATTTCCGTTTCCAACAAAGCTGCCGACCTTTGAGTAGCCTTCGACTGAGTGAAAACAGTAGGCTATATAATCAGTTCCACTTTTATTGATTCGACCTTCATCTCCGCTGA